GTCGTGCTTCAGGAACTCGCAATCGACCCGCAGGCTTTGCGCACCGGACGAGACTACGCTTGCCATCATGGGGCGGGGAAAATTGACGGTCCAGAACCGCGGATCGAAGCGCTGAATCCAGTCCGACTGCTGTCCCCGACGTCCTTTGGCGAGCCAGAATGCCATAAGGTCCTCCTCGAATTCGAGTTTAGTGGGTCAAGGCGCGGCGCATGGCACTGGCGACCTGCCGCGATGAGCGTTGCAGGGCCGTCGGCGCGTCGGTGCCGCGCGACTGGGCGAGATTGATCGCGACGCGGACGTTGTTGCGCACCGATCCGTCGCCCGAATGGTTGGGATCGACCCGGCCCGCGCTTGTCGGCACGAACAGTTCGGGACCGCGCTCGCCTACGATATAGGGCCGATCGGGCGATACGAGACCGCCCGTGGCGCGGCCGGGAAGGCCGAGCAGTGACGAAGCGAGACTGCCCAACGCACCAAGCGGCGAACCGGTCTTGCCCGATCCGCCGAGGCCCAAACCGCCGAGCAGATCGCCTAGACCCGATTGCAAGGCCTGACCTGCAATCGAATCGATCGTGGATAGCGCCATGCGCTTCAGATCCTCGAAACCGATGCTACCTTTGCGCAGGGCGGACAGGAGGCCTTTCTCCAGCACGCTTCCCGCTTTGTCGAAGGAGGACAACAGCGTCCCTTCGAACTCGGTTTTCATCTTGCCAATATCCTGCGCGAAGCTGCGCGTATCGGCACGAACCGATACGATCAGTTCGTCCAAATCGTCATTCATGACTGTCCCTTTCGATCATCGCGGCGATCTGTGCGTGCGAGGGGGGCGTAGCCGACGCAACGTCTTCGCTGGCGAAGCACGCGGCGAGCTCCGATGGTGTCGCGTTCCAGAAAGTATTCGGGCTCCAGCTCAGATGCCGCGCCGCCATTCCGGCGAGTTTCGCAGCGACTTCGGCGAACACGATGTTCAGCCCGATCCGCGCAGGATTTCGCCAAGTAGAATGCGAAGCGGCTTGGTGGCTTGTGCCAGACCCATGCCGAGTACGGCGTCGCCGATCGCTTCGCGGCTGACCGCCCCGCGCGGGATCGCGCAGTGCCAGAACAGGGCGGCAATCTCGGTAAGCTTGAGTTGTCCGTCGCCCGCTCTCTCGACGAGGGCCAGCAGCCCGCCAAGCTCCTCCTCGGCTTGAACCAATGCATCGAAAGTCGGGCGCAAGAGCACCGCGCGTCCTTCGACATGGATCGTGGCCTCACCGCGGACGGGATTGCTCATGCCGGCACCACCTTACCCGAGCTTTCGAGCTGCATGGAATAGGTCCGCTCGCCATTGAAGTCGCCGGAATAATCCAGCCGCTGCACAAGGAATGCACCACGCATTTTCGCACCGTCCTCGAAAGACAGCTCGTAGCTGTCGAGTGTGCCGGACAGGGCATGGGCGCGCACCCGGGTCTCCGCTTCCGAGCCAAGAAATATGCCCGAAGCGCTGACCGAAACGCTACGTGTGCCCGCGCCGGACAACAGCTCGCGCCAGCCGCCACTCTCCTTGTGCGTAACGACGATCGTATCGCCGTTGATGGTCATTTGCGTGGTGCGCAGGCCGGCGACGGTCTCGTAAGTCGCAGGCGATGCGCCGTTGCCGATCTTGAGCAGAAAGGCGGCGCCTGATTGGGCGGTCATAGCTGAATCTCCAAGGGCTGTTCGTGCGGCGATCAGGCCACAGGCGTTTCAAGAAGGCGGAAACTGTATTCGAGCAGGATCGCGCGTAGCGATCGCGGACGGCGCTCCACCCGGCTGCGCAGGAAGCGGGTGACGACGATGCGGAACCCGTCCTGCTGCGGAGCCATCGTGGCGATACGCCGCTCGATGGCTTCGGCGAGCGCCTGCGTCGTTTCCGGCGTATCATTCCGGTCGATCAGTTCGAGCGCGACGCGAACCTCGCGCCCGCGTTCGGTCTTGCCGCCCCATTCGGCCGCCGCGCTGGCGACAATCGAAAGCTGCGGAGCGGGCGCGGCGGTCGGGCCATCCTCGGATATGGCGTTGAGCGCCGGAGCGAGGGTCGGATCGCCCTTCAGCCAATCAAGCAGAGCGGTGCGAAAGGCACTTTCCATCATTTCGTCCTTTCGGAGAAGAGCGGCCAGAGGAGCCGCGCGTCGCGCCAGACCGAACCGTCGTTGCGGCGCCGCTGGCAAGGACCTTTTCGCCATGAACGCGGGCGAGTTGTTCGACCTTGCGATCGAGCGATCGGGCAAGGGAGGCGAAGCCTGAATCTTTCGCAGTCACAGGCGCACCTGACGCCATGGCCGCCAAAGGGCTGAAACCACAGCCAGCGGACGGTCGTCGTCGGCTCGGTCGCGCTGGCGGTATTGATCGGCGGCGTAGCGGACGATGCCGTGCCGCAGCCCGTCGTCGAGCTGCAGCCAGTCGTTCGCGAGACCGGCATCGTATTTGATCTCGATCCTTTGCTCGCTGAGGCTTCGACGTAGACGGAACCGCATCGTGCCGTCGGCTCGCTGATCGATCTCGAAATCGGTTGAAGCGAGAATGCGCGGCGATCCGTAGGCGTCGAGCGCTATTACGCCGCGCAGAAGCAGTGCTGGCTTGGCAGTTAGCGGGCGCCAGTCACCGCTTGCCGGAATGGTTTCGGCTAATGTCGTCTGCAAGGGATAGACGCCGGTAAAGCGCTGGCACATCGACAGGGCGCCGTTCAGCAGCGTGGCAAGCAATTCGTCGTCGTGGGTAGTGGTGATGGCCAGCCATTGCTTCAGTTCGGCGAGCGCAGCGGCGGCGTATGTGGCCTGTATCTCGATTGCCCGCATATGCGCGACCTCCTCGGCGATAGGGGAATGACGGAAAAAGGCATCCGCGCCGCCCGCGGATAGATTTGGCAGCGCGGCGCGGATGCTCGGGCGGTAGCGGGCAGGGGGAAGCCCAACGTCGCCTTTCGGTCGGGATCAGGCCTCGATCTTGAGGAGCTTGATCGCGTTCGAATCGAGCACTTGTCCGCCCACGCGCTTGGTGGCGTAGAAGTGGACGAAGGGCTTGTTGGTAAACGGATCGCGCAGCACCTGCGTCGCGCTGCGTTCGGTGATCAAGTAGCCGTGGCGGAAATTGCCGAAAGCGATCGGGAAGCTGCCCGCCGCGATATCAGGCATGTCTTCCGCCTCGACCACCGGATAGCCGAGCAACCGGTCGGGCTGCCCTTCCACAAGGCCCGGCTGCCACAGGAACGCGCCGTCCGCCGTCTTCAGTTTGCGCACTTCGGCAAGCGTCGCGGAATTCATTACGAAGCTCGCCCCCTGCCGGTGGCCGGCCTTGAGCGTATGCACGAGGTCGATCATCTTGGCGTCGGGATTGGCATCGAACCCGTCCGCATTGCCCGAGCCGACATATTGCATGGTCCCGAATGCACGGCTGTCGTCGATCAAGGTCGATACCGGCGCATTGAGGAAGCCTTCGGGCTGGTTGACGCCGCTGCCGTTGACGAAAGCCGCTCCTTCGGCGCGGGCGAATTCCATTGCGATCTCGCCGGCGAGCCAGGCTTCCAAATCGAAACCGGCATCGTCGAGCATCGCCTGACTTGCGGCAGGATTAGCGTAGAGTTCACCCGTCGGCGGGGCGATTTCGGCGAAGTTGGGCGTGTCGGTTTCGGGCCGACCGGCTGCCTCGCTGACCCAGCCGCTGGCCGTGCCTCCGGTGGACACGAGCTTACGATAGCCCGCACTGCCGGTCTGCACCACCTGCGCGATGCTGCGGATCGGGCTTACCTCGACCAAAGCGCGGGCGATCATCGCATCGATCTGGCGCGGCACCGCATAGCCGCCATCGGTCGGCACGATGCCGCTGATCGACTTGATTTCCGCGGTCGAGCCGGTGCGTAGATAGCCGTCGACGAAGCCAGTGGTGTCGGTCGCCGGTTCGGCCGTTGCGGCAAGGGCCGGGCGGGCGGCAGCACGGCCGATCTTGTCGATGCGCGTCTTAACATCCTCGACGTCGGAGCGTAGCGCGGCGATATCGGCATCGGCCTTGTCCTGCCGGGCAATAATATCGAAGCTGGCTGCCGCCGGGTCCGTTTGGGCCACAGCGGGTTTGCGGACGGGATTGAACGTCATATCCATCGGGGTATTCACCTTTCTTCGGGGCACAAAAAAGCCGCCCGGAAGGCGGCGAGGAAAAATCAAGTTGTCGGAGGTCGTCAGCGCATGAAGTGGATGCGCGCTTCATGTTGCAGGGGATGCGAGACGACGCTGACCTCGAACAGGTCGATGTCGGTCAGCTCGCGGCCAGCCGTAGTCTGTCTGTAGGCACGGGCGCGGTAGCCGAAGCTCAATCCGTTCACCGCCTTCTCGCGCAGTAGTTTGGCCGCGCGTCCGTCCGGGTTCTCGATCGTCGCGATGATGCGCAAACCGCGCGCATCCTCGCCTACGGTCTCGACCCAGCCGATGCGTTGGTCCGGTCTATGTTGCCAGAACAGCGGGAGTGGATAGCGACGTTCGGCCAACGTGCGGCGGAAAGCGCCGTGGCGGATCGTGTCGCGCGCACCGTCGCTACGGTCGAACAGCGCGGCATAGCCGGCAATGCGCAGGGCAGGCGCGCTCATCGCAGGATATCTCCGACGCCGAGCCGCACCGCGATGCCGACCAGCAGCAGCGCAAGAAGTCCGCGTGTCAGCCATTCGACCGCCGCCTTCCACGCGCTCGCCTTGGCATCGCGCCAGGCGGAGAGTAGCTCGCGCAGTTCGTCGATATCGTCCTGTGCATTCGCATCGCCGAGACCGAGCCGGTCGAGTACCCGCTTCGCGCCGAGCTCGCTCGATTCCTCGACGATGGCGCGCAGGGTGACGAAATCGCCACCTTCCGCGCTTGCCTGCGCGATCAGGCGCGCCAGCATGTCTTCGCGTGTCATTGGCTGTTCTCCTGTGGCGGTAGACCGAGCATCTCGCGTTTCTCATCGGGGGTCAGGAAGTCGGCGCCGCTGACCTGGCTCCACAGCTTCTCGCGATCTTCCGCGAGCGCCGGGACCCGATCGAGATCGACGGTCGGCGCGGCGGAGAACCAGTCGGCGAGACCGGAATGCAATCCATCGAGGATTTTCGCGATCAGCGGCAGCAGGGTCAGCCGCCATAATGCCCGATTGGCCTCGCGGTAGTTGGAATAAGTATTGTCGCCCGGCAGGCCGAGCAGCATGGGCGGCACTCCGAATGCAAGCGCAATGTCGCGCGCCGCAGCCGCCTTCAGCGTGGCGAAGTCCATATCGGCGGGCGACAGACTCATTGCCTTCCAGTCCAGGCCGCCTTCGAGCAACATCGGCCGCCCGGCATTGGCATGTCCCTGGAATGCTGCCTGCAATTCATCCTTCAGCCGCGCGAACTGTTCGGCGGTCAGTCCCCCGCTATCGCCACTGTCATAGACCAGCGCGCCCGACGGGCGGGCCGCATTGGTCAGAAGCGCTCGGTTCCATTCCGCCGCTGCATTGTGAATTGCGACCGATGCAGCGGCGGCGGACAGGCAGCCCGCACCGTAATGATCGTCGATCGGATGGAAACCCCTGAGGTGGACGACATTCGGCCAGCCATCCTCGTCGACCAGCGGTATGGTCATCGCACCGTCAGTCAGCGTGTAGCGATAGGCGCTCGGCCAACCGTCCGCCCCGGCGATAACCTGCACGCGCTCGGGGCGCAGGGGATGAAGATCGACCGGAACGCCCGCACCGTCTTTCACGATCTGAACATAGGCGTTGCCATGCAGCGAAAGCTGCGCAGCCAAGGTCTCGAGCAGCGGCTGTGCGCCGCACGCGCAGGAAATCAGATTGAGGAAGCGTTCGTCTTCGCATGCGAGCGGCGCACCGCCGACACCCTCGGCCACGATCCGCACGGCCCGCTGCGCCACCGGATTGGCGAGATAGGCCTCGCGCACCTTCTGCGCATAGTCGTAGTTCCCGCCGCCGAAAGCCGGACTGTCGAGCGCGGTCGCCCACGGCGAGACATAGCCGCTCGTCAAGGGCACGCGCGACTGGCCTCCGCCCTTGAAGGCAGCGGCGAGCGATGTGAGGAAGGACATGAAATACCTCTCGTCGGACCGGGCAATGCCCGGAGGTTCAACTAAATCGTGGGGTTCAGACCTGCCGGATGCGCGGCCTGGCGGCCTTGCCCAGCATCAACTCGCTCAGCGCCCATACCAAGGCATCCGCGCGGTCGGGCGAGCGGCCCGGACCTTCGTAACCGCCGCCCGCCATGATGCCGCAAAGCTGGTCTTCGAGCCGGGCGAACATGGCTGTGTGTCGGACCCGCCCCGCTTCGTACAAGGCGGCGACCGGTTCGGCGCGAGCGCTCTTGCCGCGGCTCGCATGGACCAGTTTGACCGGCAGCGAAATGTCGGCGGCGCGCAGCACGCTTTCGACCATCTGGCCGCCCTGATTGGCTTCGGCCACTACGCGATCCGCGTTCCACGCCGCCGCCGCTTCGGCCACGGCGCGGGCCCAGCGTTCGGGGCGCGGGCGTGCGAGCGAAACGTCGGCGAGGACTTGTCCCGTACCGCTCGTACCCAGTCCGCACACCACGATGCCGCATTCGTCGCCCCGACTGCTCGCGGGCGGATCGACGCCGACGACGATGCGCAGCGGCGGGTCGCCCAGCGCTTCGTTACGGCATCGTTCGAGTAACGAACGCGACCATAGCGCCCCTTCGTTATCGTCGAGCAGGACGCCGTCGAGTTCCTGCCTTCCCAAAGCGGTTTTGCCGAACTGCCGCCTCATATCGCGCAGGAAGCGCGGCGGCAGGTTATGAACGTTATCGTAGGTCGCGCCGCGTGTGACGACGACCTCGCCCCCGGCTTCGTCGGCGCATAACCGCCGCATCAAGGCAACGGGACGCGGTGTGGTCGTAGCGAGCGTTTGTGGCGTTTCGCCGAGCCGCATGCCCATCGCCAGATTGTCCCACGCGCGGGTCGCCCGCTCCGAGGCATTGTCCCATTTCGCGATTTCGTCGCACCACGCATAATGATGTTGCGGGCCGCGCAGCGCTTCGGGTTCGGCAGCCGAATAGAGGTAGGCCATCGCGCCGTTCGGCCAGACCAGTCGGCGCAGCGAAGGCTCGAACACCGGCGCATTGTGCGGTGCGCAGCAAGCGAGCAGACCGCTTTCCCCCTCGACCATGACCGCTCGTGCCTCAGCCAGGCTGGCTCCGACCAACGCGATGCGCGCATCGGGCGTCCGCCTTGCTTTCTCCCTTATCCATTCGGAGCCGGCGCGGGTCTTGCCGAAACCGCGTCCGGCGCTGATCAACCAGGTCCGCCAGTCCCCTGGCGGTGCAAGCTGGTTGTCCCGTGCCCACAAATGCCAGTGATAGCGAAGCTCGGCCTTCTCCGCCCGGGTCAGCCCTGCGAGCTCTCGCAGGCGATCCTCTTCGTCCAGCCCGAGGAGACATTTGAGCAGCGCGTTACGTCCCGCCATCGGTGTCCACGCGATAGATGCCGTCAGCGCCCAAGCCCTGCTGCATAGCCGTCTGCCGCTGACGCATCGTTTCCAGTTTTTCGTTTATCGAGGCGATGATGGCGTCCTCGTCTTCGTTGGCGCGCAGCGCTTTCTGCCGGCCGACCGCCTCGCGGTGGGCGGAAAGCAGGCGGAAGGCGATTGCGTTATCGTATTTGCGGCGCGATTTGGTGGGGCCGCCGCCGGTCATCTCACCGATGCGCAAACGGCGCAGCAGGTCCATCTCGAGATTGTCGTATCCTTCGGCGAGCGCTTCCTGCCATGCGCGGTAAAATTCCGGTTCGGTGCGCCTCGCCTTGTAGACCGTGCTCGAATCCACCCCGGCCTTGCGCGCGGCGCCGGCGACGTTCGAGCTTTGCGCCAGTTCGCCGAGGAACACGTCCTGCCAATCCTTCGGCGCGCGCGAACCACCCTTTCGCTTGCTGCCCAT